TTAGATGATTTCGTTGATTTCTTTTCTTGTTTATCCTCAGTTTCAATCGGTACCAAGAATCCACCGCCAGAAGCTTCAAGATTCTTCTCGATTTCCTCAAATCGCTCTTTCGTCAAATCAACTTCTTGGTCCAAACTGTAAGTTTCTTTCGTGTGAACGTCTTTGAAAACTTTAACTACTTTATACTTGGCCATACAAAATCACCTTACCCTTCTGGAATTGTTTCAAGAATGTACACAGCATTTGCTTGCTCAAAAGAAGGAAGCGAGATCATAGAAACTTTTGTCTCAACATTTACTGGATCAGCTTTCTTCATAGTCGTAACAGCTACACCAGTATCGACAACTGATACATTTGCTACATTCGGACTAGACATCAAGTCGGACTCTTCTGGAGTAGTACCAAACCATGTTTTGCCCAATGTTTGAGCTGGCAATAAAACAAACGTATTATCTGGGATAAATTTATTCGTACCATTTGAATCAGTGTAAACTTTATCGTAAATCACGATTTCTAGGTTAAACTCTTCTGAAATGTAATCCAACAAAGCTTGTTTCGATAATTTAGCCGCTTGAGCATTGGCATTGTTTCCTAAAATAGTCGCTTTAATTGCTGCATTTTGACGTAAATAGCGGAAAGTCTTGCTGTTTAAAATGGCACGAGCCGGATTCACACCTTCTTCTTTTAATACAGAAATAGCTTTATCAATATCTTCTACTGGATCAGCATTCGCCACATCACTCCATGCAACATCAGCATTTCCCTTGTGGTTTTCAGGTAAGTCATATTTGATTACATGATCTTGTCCATTTTCTTGGATTGTGATTGCTCCAGTGGTCAATAGTTGCATACGCATAATCTCACGACGTACTGCAGCACCACGCAACAAGTCTGTAATATCATCAAATACACGATTTACAACTACATCACGATACGCTGGATTATTTGTCTGGTTGATCATATTCAACTCTTGGCGCAACTCTTCGTCAATGTAGTAAGATTCTTTGAAGAAAATCATTTTTTGAATCAATTCTTCAAATCCGGCACGTCCACGTGGAATAACATCAGCATCTAATCCAGAAGGACGCAACGCTACTGGAGAGCCAGTCTTACCTTTCAACCAAGACAACTTCATGCCTAGTTGTTTATCAGCTGGGAACAACTCTTCGCCAAGATAAGGCTGTTGCTCATTCGCTCGTTCTGCCCAATAAGTCGCAATGTTTGGTGCTTGCACTAGGTCAAAGATATTAAGCGTTGCAAAGTACTGTAAATTCATTCTCATTAATGTTTCTTTGTGGATTTTCACTTTCATTCTTCGGGTCCCCCTTATTTGTTACGTTTGACAAAGTAAACTTTGCCGTCTAACGCTGCTTTCGCTTCATCTACAATTGTTAAAGTATCTTCTAAACGGAATTCATTGACTGTACCGAAGTATAGTAATGTACCATTTGCAGTCGTAGCACCTGCATCGAATACAACGTCATGCAATAACACGCCTTTTGTATCTTTAGCTGCTTCTGCGGTGTTAGTTACTGTCACAACTGCTTGCTCGTTTGCGAAAGGATTGCCACCACCGACTGGCGTGCCAGCTGGAATATATTTCTTTCCTTGTCCATTTGTTGCTGTAACTCCTGTAGATCCAACTACCACTGATAAGCTCTTATAGTTACTTACATCAGCTAAAATTTGATTTTTCGAACCAAAAACTCGTTTTTCCATTTGTTAGTTCCTCCTAATTTTTAAAATAAGTTTGCTTTGGCGTTTCCACTGTCGCTTTTTTCGCCAATTGCTTGCCGTATTCACCTTGTACCGATCCACCAGAATCGCCATCCAAAGGAATACGCCCACCAAGTCGTTTTTCGAATTCCGCTTTGATTGCTTCACGTTCCGCTTCAACAGAAGCTAAATACGTCTTCACGTTACTTGACGTAGTTTCAGCATCTGCTGAGACAATCAATCGAAGCATTTCTTTCGTAGGCTTAGCGCCCTTCTCAGACAACATTTCACTCGCTTGTTCCGACATCTTGGATAGCACTTCTTTACGTTCGTACTCAGCCAGCTTTGCTTCAAGTTGTTGCTTCTCGTAATCTGCTTTTTCCTTATCGTCCATTTCCGCAAGTTTTGCAGCTTCGTCTTTTTCAGCACGCCATTTTTCTTCAGCAGCAGTGACTGCCTTCTTTGTTTCAGCAGCGATCATTTTTGCTACCTCGTCACGAGAAAATGTTTTGCCAGTTTCTTCCTTTTTGCCATCTTGATTATCATTGTCGGTATTTTCTTTGTGCTGACCTTGTCCAGAATCATCAGCGCCTTGATTGCCACCGTCATTGCTATCTTCTCCAGCAAAGTATTGTAGGTTCATAGGCATTAATAAACGTTTTTTCTTCATGATTAATCCTCCACGGTTACGCCGTTACCCGATAATTTAACTGGTTACGCCAGTCAGTCGCAACAGCTCAATTTATATAGCCCCGAGCAGTAGAGGGCATAATATAAAGATGTTATTGTTCTCCTACATCGTCTGAAGGTAAAAATTTCACGCTGATATCAAACGATTTGCTACCGTCTTCCCATTCGCTATCAGTTTCAAGGGATACTCTTAGCACTTTTTCGTTTTGTAGAATATGATTTAAGCTTGCGACAGCTCTAACAATTGCTTCCTCGTTTTCCATGTTCGACATCTCCTCTCGGTCATAATAAAAAGCCTTTAGTTAACAACCTAAGGCTTTACTTGATCTAAAATTATATATTTTTTCCTGATATTCAAAAAATTAGGCGGTTATCTCTGGTGTACATCTACTTTCACATACTTACTCTGGTTTTCTTTAAAATCTGAACTGAACCATTCTAACGTCCTTGTTGCTAGATTCACGTTAAAAAGACTTTGAAATTTAATTTTAAAAAGATACCAATGAAAAGGGATCTTAAATTTTATTTTTAAACAATAAGTTTTTTTCTCCATTTCGTTACTCCTTCCGTCTAATGACTTCGGTATTTTCTACTTGGTTTGTAAGGTTTCTTAGGTTCTTTCGCTTCGAACATATATGGGTTAGGATTGACTATGTTATCTAATCCATCAACTTTACAAATTAGCTTGATTGTCACCTCTGATAAGTTATCTACATTAGACTTAATATCTACATCTGTTAAATAATCAATTCTTTTATCGTCAATGTAAAGCCCATTATTTAATTTGACCAAATGCATTTTATACTCCCCTTCCCTTTGATTCATCGCTTTTTTCTTTGTCTCCTCTGGTGTAGGTTCTCCACAAAAAATACATTTCTTGCCGTCTTCGCTCCAATGTATATAACACATGTGCTATAACCCTCTTTCCTTCAACGACTTCTCAAAAACAGCACGATCAACGTAAGGTGTCGCACTACATCTATCGATTTTAACTTGATTTAGTTTCGGCATGATTTACCTCCTCTGATTCAATTTTATTTCTTAATTCATCCATATGCTTTTTGATTTCCTTGGTTAATCGTTCTTTCTTCTTCGTAAGAAATGGGGTGTTCTTTTGTTGATTCAACAAAGCTTTGATTTTAGGGTTTGTATAAAAGAAAGTTGACCGATACCCACATGATTGACATTCAGCGTAATGATGCTCTACACCGTCTGCTAATCTGTCACTTTTTTGCACTAGCGGTGTATAATTGCCACACTTATTGCATACAAACAGTTGTTCAGACATTTTATAACCCTCTTTCTTTCAACATCTTTTCAAAAGCAGTACGATCAACGTAAGGTGCTGTACTGCATCTACAAAATGGATGCATATTCGGCGCATTTGTTCCTGGTTCCATTTTATCAACATCAAACACTTTCCCATTCAATGGCAAACATAAACGACATGCTGAAGGCTCAGAAATGAACGTGTACTTCGTAATATCAGCATCCCGATAGCTTCGCTCTTGGATACCAATCTGAACCCTAGTCGTTTCTGTGACCATCAAACGCTCAGTATTGAAACGAGTATTCTCTCTGCCTTTTTCAGTAAGGAATCTCTTTAGTTCAGGTGCCAACTGTTTGGGATTACGTCCTAAAGTCACACTACGTACCAGTAACTTATCCAAATCAGCTTTCAGCTCTGCTTGGTACATCCAAAGCCGTTCGCTAAACGTTGCGAAACCATCCGCTCGAAACGAACTATTGATTACTTGCTCTACTAGCTTGGCATAACCACTTTTAGCGATTGTCAATTCTAAGATGCCCGCCTGACGTTGCAATTCTTTCAAACCAGCGCTAGTAAGCTCTCCTGAGAAATACTTATCCATATCGTTGAACATAGCAATCAGTTCGAGTCCGATATTCGCCTTTAGTAACTCTAATCGATTAACACGCATCGTAAGATTGTATAGCTTTAATTCCTTGTTTGCTGTCGGAGAGAAGTCTTTCTCTTTAACATACTTCTTAGCCTTTCGAGCAAATGCTTTTACATCCATTTCGTTAGCTCGCTTCATCGCTTCGCTACGAGTGATTTTCTGTCCGTTGGAAAAACTGTCCCACTGTGCGTCTATCTCTTTCTGTATCGCATCCTGAGCGTATTGCAGACGCTTCTTAATCTCGTTCATGCGTTTCTTATCATCTTTAATCTGCTGTTCTTGCCAAGCTTTTTCACGCTTGATAAAGTAATCTTGTGATTTCACTTAATCACTCCTCGACGATTTCGTAAGTTGAACGAAACGATGTGGGAATGCAAACATCTAATATATATGCCTGTCCAACAATATAATCGCCTGTTCCTATGCGTTTCCATCCCCGTAAAGTTTTAGCCGAATGCCAATAAATAACATTTCCGTTAGGGAGGATTGCTTTATTTTTTGCGATATGTCCTTTTTCTATGAATCTAATTATCCAATCAGGCAAATGATGGTTAGACAACTCTTGATATCCTAGATACTCAAATGCATTTAATACATTTGTTTTATTGACTACTCTCACCTTAATCACTCCTTAACATTCCAAATTGTTCATAATTTCCTACCAGTGCTAAAGGCTGGAACCCCATCCACAAGTATAGCTACTTTATTGTCTAGCTTAGAAATTAACCTCCCTCGAGCATACATCGTTTCTTCTGGTTTAGTGATCCAAAACTCCAATGGTTCTTCTGAAAGAATCAACGACTTAATTCCGTTACTGGAATAAGTTTCAATAGGCATAGCAGATTTTTTTGTGCAATGCTCCAGTTCTCTAATTAGCAATTCTAGTGGCCTACGGAATTCTTTTTCTAGCGCTAGTTGTAAACCTCTCTTGATTTTTACATCATCAAAGTGCAATGAAACTTCAAGTCTTTTATCGCTTTTTTCAAAATTAGGAAAAACATTCATCTCAGCAAAATTTAAGGACTCAAGGTTCGATATAATATTTTCAAGAACTTCTGCTTTGCCTTTTGTTGCCAACAAGTCTTTATACTCATTTTTACTGATAGTGACGTATTCTTCTTCAGCGAAAGTGGTGAAACTTGCATCATTTAACTCATCAAACATCTTGTTTGCAACTGTTTTATTTCTATTAAGTTCCATAACATTCGCTCCTTACCAAGCAAATCTAACTAGCTTTATTCCCGCTTTTTCTGAATGTACATCGGAATAGTCTTCAACAGTGAAACCACCCTCTTGAAATTCTTTTCGAATCTCATCACTGATTTGATCTGCTCTATAATACATCTCAGTTTTTCCCATTTTCATCGTTTCAGCGATAGCCTCTTTTAGCTTTTCAATATCTTTTTTTTGGTACTCATTCATCATCTGTTCTTTGAGATTCATCTTCTTCAACCTCCGTATCAGTTTCTTTATCACTATCAAATACACCAGAACCAGCTTGTTCCTTCAATCGTTTCAGTTCTTCTTCAAACGGAACACCAGTCAAGCGCTCAGCCATTTCGCACAACGTTTGATCTGATACGATGCCAACCATTCCTGCAATGACTTTCATGATTTCTTCATCTGATTGCGGAACATTCGGTGTAAATTGAATTTGGATTTCGTTTACTTTATTGTATAGTTGCTCTTGTTGCTGTTCATCGGAAACAAAAAAGGCTTTGACTGTATCAATCAAGCCTTGAGGTTTATTCAATTCATCTTTGATGCTCCATGAGTGAGTGAGCAATCGTAAACGGCGCATAATGGCTTTCTTGACCATACGCTCTTTATTTTTACGATCGTTGTCTGACCCCCAGCCTTTGAAGCGGAATCCGATACCTGACTGATTAGACCCTATATTCTCGTCCGTAAAGTCAATGAGAGATGTAAAGCGTAAGATATCCGCAACTGTTCTGCTATCGTTAGCTTCCATACCAGCGACGTCATACTCTTTCTTTAGATAATATGCATCAGGTTCGGCGCCTGATATAGTGTCGTTGTATATTTTCTTATCGCCCAATACAAGCGTTCTTGCTTGCATCATAGCTTGAAGGACTTCCATCGGGCTATTCTTGCCTGTTGGATCAACCGCAGTGTCAGGGTTACCTTTAATGACTAAGTAGGCTTCCGATGAATCTTGTTGGAAGTTAGCCATCTCTGACCGTGAAAGATCGTATGCATCAATTGAATCGAGTACACGCTCAAAATCACTCAACCGTTCCTCATTGTTGATCCACTCATTAACCTGAACCGAATTAAAGTAACTCTCAGCAATTCCACCATCTTCAATTTCGGCATTCTCTAAATCATCATTTTCTGCGATGAGATAATAATTGAACCCGCTATTTGTATACAGTTCAACTCTCGTCCATGACTTATCTAGGAACTGTTCTTTGTAATAATGAACAGCACACAATGAGTTGTGATCTTTGGTATTGTCGTAGACTACAAATGTTTGTTCTGCGTCAAACTTAGCTAATGTTTCCTTGCCGTATTCATCACGACCTATCCACTCATACGCTCTACCTAATCCAATCATATCTCGACCCACCAACTGATTGTGGTAGTCTTCATTAGATTGACTAGCAAATGTGTTGATTTTTTCTGCAATCGCCTTATCCCCACTGTATTTCAATGGGTTCCCTAGCAAAACTCCTAACTTAAATGAGACGATAAAATCTGCAAAGCTACTCGCTATACGATTGTCCGATCTGGCTTTTGGTTTATCCGGACGATAATTGATATTGTTGTCGCCTAACATATAGCGTTTCAATTCATGCAGCCTTGGCACTTGCTTGGCTCGATGGTGTTTGATGAACTCAACAATCATCTTCCAAACGTCTTCATGTTCAAAGTCGATTACCTGTTCAACTTCGCCAGTACGCTGATTTAGCATCTCTCTTTTTGGTAATTCATTAACCGGCACTCTATACACATGGTTCGCTTCATCATCAAATCGTTTGCCACTTAAAAGCTGAATATTCTGTTCCACTGTATCACCTCTACAATCCTAGTTTTTTAAATGTGTCGATTGTCTTCATGACATCTATTTTTTCTGTTGTGTTCGTGTTCATTGTTTCGGCGATGCCTGTTGTAGCATCTGGAGCATCATCATGTTTGTTCTTTCCTTCTTTCTGATAAGTAGTCATCGCTTTATAGTAATCAGGAAATCTTGTTCTCCAGTCACTAGGCATTCGTACATATTGTTCAATCCAGTGGCTATTGGAATAGATTCTCGCTTCTTTATTGGTGCTTTGAAAGAAGTCGGAAATAGCAGTTGCACATTTTCCTTTTACTTTCTCTCTTACAGAACGAGCAAAAGACCGACCGCCGTTGTTGCGCTCGATACGCGATGTATTCACTTTGAAGTTAATCAACTGATTTGCAACTGCACTCTCTGTGTATTCCATTGGCTGTTGGGTATAGATGACGTCTAAAACGTCCTGATAGCCATCTAGCGTTTCTCCCCAAACGATCGAACAAAGGTAGTCCTTACCAGTATCGGCAGTATCGCAATAATGCCAAATCTTCTTATAGGCGGATCTATTGCTATAAGTCTTGAACTCACCGTACAATCTCCCTTTAATATCGATAGGCTCTTGTTGGTAGTTGGCGCTAGCGATATCGGCACCCATTGTTTTAGCTTTACGCAGGTAATCCTCATAAGAAAGGACATCTTCGCAAAGCATCCGATCGTTTTTTTCATCATACGCTTGAAAGTTAATATGCTTAACCTTATACCCGCTAAGTGGCAATTCCTTTAACGCTCTACCTGCCAAATCATTGCTATGCCATCTAGTCATGTTGATAATGATCTTTCCTTGGCTCTCAAGACGGGATAGCATGGTGTTTACAAACCATTCCCAGTGCTTATCCAAAATCGCAGCATTGTTAGCTTCATCCGCATTCTTGATAACGTCATCAATGATGATGATATCTGCACCAAAACCAGTAGCCGTACCTGTGGGCGATGTAGCCAAATAGTTATTGTATCCATCTTCCAAACTCCAAAGATTCATAGCTCCATCACCATATTTGATTCTCGCATCAAAAATATCGGAGTAGACTATCATATCTTTATCGGCTTTTACTTCTTGAATTGTATTTCTCACATTCTTGGAAAACACTGTTGATAGTGTTTCGTTATATGAGCCGGTCATGATTTTCTTGCTATGATCATTCCCTAATACCCATTCAACAAACCGTCCAAGTGTTAAGGACTTACCGTGTCTAGGCGGCATATTAAGCACAAGCACATCGTGTTCATCGTCATTAAGGAATGACTGAAACTCTCCGCATATAGAAACAAGATAATCTCTGTCTAGCTTATAAAACGATGGCATAATCAAGTGGCAATAATCAAAGAAATATCGTTTTGCTAACTCAAGTTTGGCGCCTAAAGCGATTTTATCCATCACGACTCGCCAACTTCCGCAATTCTTCTTCGGAAAGATTAGCAAATGGATTGCTGACTTTCATATCACCAGTAATCTTAGTTTCTTGTTTCTCAGCATAGATACCAGCTATTGTAAGAATCATTTTTCTGTCTTGGTGACCTTTTTCAGTAAGCGCGAAGTTATATGCCGCATTCAAGACATTAGCAGCCTTTCCCTTAATAAGATTCATTGTCGTCTTATTTACCAAATCAACAAATTCTTGTTTCTTCATCGCATCATAATACTTATTTCTACTTACACCAGCGAGATTACATAACTCTTGAACAGACTTGCCAACATTTTCAGCATTTAATAAGACTTCTAATAGTTTTTTCTCAGCTGGAGTAGGTTTGTATTTGTCATTTTTTGTCATGCAATCTCACCTTCTTTTTAAAAGCCTTTTTCTTAACGCACTATTTCTAAATCCATGTGGTTTTTAATTTAGTATTTATTCTTAATAACTTCGAATCCATCTCGCTCATAGCTTTTGACAGCCTCTTTTAAATTCGGCAGAGTCCTTGATACTAAAGTGAGGGTCAATTCCGCTTTACCTTCTTCTTTGCTTTCTGTGATTTCTACATTCGCATAACAGCCACCCCAAACTGGTTTTACATTAGTAGTAGTTTCTCCATTTATAGTAATTGGATTTTCTACCCACTTACGTCCATTCTCACTTTCCAATGCTTTCTTATAAGATTTTGATAACTCTTTCCTTACATTAGTTTTTAAAACCGCTTCATAAAAATTCTTCATGATAAATACCTCCCTATATTTTGTTGAATATAATCATCTTTCCAATAACCATGACCACAATAAACAAGTTTGCACTTATCAATTTCTTCCGGCGTAGCTTCTCTAGTCATTTCAACGATGGAGTACTTCTTTTTGATTTGAACTGACTGGACGACTCTAACCGGATCATCTACACTCGGATATGGATAGACATTTGACAGTGACACATACCAAAAATTTCTCATTTGACCTTTCTCCTTTTGCGAAAGGGAATAACTTCATTACTTTCCTTTCGTTTATATGTATCAGTTTTTAATGGTCTTCTATGCTCCCAGACTATCCTGTCGCTATTACCATAAACAGTGATTACTTCATACTTCTGTTCTAAGTATTGTGGTCTATACATTATCGTTCCCCCTTTTAGTGCAAAATAAAAAGACCACTCAGAAAGTGGTCTCTAAAATTTGGATTATAATTATAGATTTGCCTTTTCAGCCATCAGACCGATCAAATCTACAGTCGATTGATTATTAGGTAATTTCCAACTATATGTTTTACATGGCTTACCAGTTTGATCAAGAACAATATTTTGAAAATCATTGTACATTTCCTGAGTAGTCAAATGGAAAACTTTATTCCCCCATACACCATAAACTTCTGGTCTACCTTCTAACTTATATGCGAACATTTTCATCATTCCTTTATCATTATTTTTCGAACCTTCATCTGTTGAATCACCAGACGTTAAAATTGGAATTGGATTTAACCATGTTCCATCATCGATATCCCAACTTGAAAGAGCAGTTTGCCAGTTCTTTTTCGTAATACCTAAATGTAGGTGAGTACTAGTTAATGTTCCTAAAGGCTGTCCTGCAGTTACTTTGTCACCAACTTTTACAAAATAAGTACTGCCAAA